AAAAGAAGTTCATCTTCTAAATATTGTAATAGATCATCAGAAACTTGAGTAGCATCTCTATTTCTATTTAGATCATGGATCTTATTACCAAAGTTTTCATTTGTATCTAAATATTCGTAATAGGCTTCAAATAATTGAATAAGATCTGGAAAGTCTTCAGTAAAATACTCAGGTAATACCTTTTCAATTTCTGAACGGTTTAAATTCAGAAGTCTACGGTTATTATCTTTTAATGTTTTATCAGTATATTGAGACATTAGTTAGTAGCCGTTGTGGTGATTGCCTGAATAGTTGAACGATCTGGATCATAACTAATAAATTCATTTCTTTCTGGAACCACAGCACTTTGGTTTGCTGGAACTGCTGAAAGTTTAATTTGAGTTAGTCCACCAGCAATATTAGTTGGATTAAAATATCTAATTGTTGCAATACCTGTTGCAGCATTATAATTACCAATATTATCAACAACTACAACTCCACCTGCAACATTAACTGCTTGGATTATATTAGAACTTAATTGATTCCTTAATATACAAGTAACACCATTTAACGTAAATTCATTACTGGTTATAGTATAATTTACATCATCCGGCGTGGCAATTGCAGCTGGGAATCTAATTTGTTGTTGTACATTTGAAGCAGTTCCTGATACAACGTTAAGAACTGTAGTAAAGTTTTCTCCACTTAAATCATTATTAATAATATAGTTTGCTGCTTCATTATATTGTTTATTAGATATAAACTCAACAATTTTATTAATATCTGTGCTTGATGTATTATCCGGATCAGAGAAAATAGTATTCAATGCAGTAATAATAGCAGGTGCCGATGGGGTAAAACGTTGCTGCATTCTAACATTAGCTCTGGAAGAAAGAATAGCTATATTAGATTCATCAATTTCTGTTAATAGATTAGATCTTCTAAATGCCTGTTTAAAGTTACCAGTGTTATTTGTAAAATAATTACTAACTTCGCTATTTACATTTGATGTCACAGCATTTAACGTAAGATCTGTTAATTTCGGGTTAAGCTGGAAGAATAAATCTAATTCAATAAACGTTTCAATTGGATCAACAAACCTAAGATTAAATGAAGTAATTGAAAGCTGATTTGCGAGATCTCTAATGCCTTGTTTTGTTGTTGTAATAGAAGCAGCACTAACATCATCTTCAAAAGCAATAGCTACGTTGACTGCTCCAAATTCTGGATTAATAGCATCCTCGCCACCCCAAGAAGCAATGTCACGGATAAGAGTTGAATAGTTTCTTAAAATAAGAGATGAATAATCTTCTGCAGTAACCATTCGGTTTTGTGTAGCATATTGGAATGGAGCATTCTTACGGATCGATTCAATAGATTCTTTTGTATCGCCTCCAACAGAAATTACAAGAGTTGTTGAACTTAATGTTGCTGTAACTCCACCGCCCGTTAAAGTACTTTGAGCTGTGAATGTGGTAGCACCATTTGCTACTGCACCTTTTGTTGATAGATATTCAACTTCAATTCTATTACCAGCTTCAGGTGCAATACCAAAAGTAGAACCATCACCAAATGATAACTCAAAATATCCGTTTGGAGCTTCTCTTAAAATATAAACTGTAGATTGAGAACTAATCGATGTTGCATTTAGAATATTTTGATATGCTGTAAAGTCTGAACTTGTAGCACTTGGAAATACTTTTACTGTTACAGTATCAGCATCAATAGTTCCATCTGGAATTACATAAACTGGATTATCTTCGTATTCACCAACAAAGAAAGTTTTAGTTTTAAATGTGCCTTCATAGATTGGAATTTGATTTAATCCATCAGCAGTTTTAAATTCATAAAAACCAGTACCATCATCAGTAGCATAATAAGATTCTACTGTTTGGAAAACATAATTAACATCATCAACAGTCGTATTAAATTTAGTATATGGAGGCAATTCAATAATTGTATCTCTAGGTTCAGTGGTGGTTGTAAAAGTAATTCTCACCTTTGCCTGAGAAGCTGTATCAGTATCAGGGATATAACCAACACCTTCTGCCAAGGATACAACTGAACTTCTTAATTGAGCAGTTCCAAGGTAAGATTCATTTAAAGCAAAGTTTGCTATCAAAGCATTCATATGAGTGTTATGTGCCAACACATCCAGAATATTTGAAAGACCTGAAGCTTCAAAGTTATAATCTTTAAATTCTTCTTTATTTGCAAGAAACGTCTTTAGATTGTTTTTAATATTATTAAAGTCTAAAGCTGTTGATCTAATTGTCGTTACCATGTTATCTCAACCTTGATACTGATGTAGTAAATGTAAGAGTTTCTGAGGAGTTAAGTATCTGATATTCAATAGTAACACTAATTGAATTTCTATCTGGATCAGACTTAACGTCTATTTCTTGTATTAAAGCTCTTGGTTCATAAATCTGAACCGTTTGGATTATATTATCGCGTACTTCTTCATCTACTTCATCATCAGCTAGTTCAAATAATAAAGCTCTAATATTGCCACCAAAAAAAGGTAAGAATGGTTTTTCAAAATGGTTAGTTAAAATAAGATTCTTTAATGATTGCTGTACAGCAGATGCATCTTTCTTAACATATAATTCGCCATTTGGTTTCGCAGCAAAAGTAAGGTCAATATCACGATAAGGTACTTTCCTTGTCGTGATAATAGATGACTGCGATAAATTGCCATCCTCTTTTGATAATACTTTTGTTACAGCCATTTGCTACTCTTTTTGGTTTATTTATATGGCTTATCCGCCAGTTGGTGTACGAGACCAGTGAACAGCATCTTTAAATTTCAGAGATGCTTTTTGTTTAAATCCATAACGTCCAGCATTTTCATTTAACCATTTCCATACTGGAAGATTAGATGGATCTACATTACGTGACCAACCAGGAATTGCAATATCTACAGCAAGGCCAAGTCCATGATTTGATCTACCTTCGGTTGCAATTGTATAATTAGGATCTTTTGCTCTATGTTCAATGCGAGCTCGTTTCTGATAATAATAAGATCTGTATGCACTTGTTGGTATCAATTCAATTCCATCTTCAGCTGCTGCAGCTTTCATATCAAACCAAGCTCTTGCCGTTTGAGCTTGAAGCATTAATGGTCCAGTTCCATATTTTCTAGAAGAAGCTGGAGCAATTTCAATTAGCTTTGCTGGATCTAATTTACCATTAGAAATACCATCATAACCAATAGATGGTGGATTTAAAGTTTGATCTAGTCCATGATGTGGATAACCATCTGGAGTATTTTCTTTTCCTGTGAAACCTTCTGAAATATATTCTGTCTTATATGGAAGTACTTCAACTAATTCGCCTTGTGATAGTTTTTGGCCATTAAATTCAGTAGTTACCTTTCTATCAAAAATACCGTACCAATCATCGTCAATATCTGGAAGAATCATAATCAATCTAGAAGCTATATTGTTATAGCCTTCTAGCGTATCATATGATAATATCATTTCTTTGAAGTATGCATTGTCTTTCAAATAAACTGCAATATCAAATAAAGCACTATTTGATTCTTTACCAGAAGAATTCACCGCTTTGAAAACTATTGCTTGACCTTTTAATTTTAAATCATTCAGGCCAGCTGGAGTTTCTGTAGGCCCTGGTCTATATACACCTTCGGATACTACAAATGAAATGCCTTTAAAATCTAGATTGTTATCTAAAATTCGTTGGACTGCAGTTCCATGTACGTACAAATATTTTGCAAGTTGTTGTTTGGCTTCTAAGTCTCTTAAGAATTTTAAATTTGTAGGATCTTCAGTACCTAGAAACTTAGCAATTGAAACGCTATCATTTAATTTTGTTTTTGCAGTAATCTCTTCTTTTAGGAAAGGATTATACTTATCCTCAGGAGTAATATTTGCAAATTTGCGTTTGGCTACATATGTAGCATACGCATCATTACGGAAAATATCTGGAGATTTTGCTGCAAGAATTGGTGTGGATTTCTCTGTAACAATTCTTCCAATCTCAGGTGGTGTTGGATTACTATAGCTTTCATCAATCACATTGTTTGCAATATAAGCATTTGTCAAAGCTTTATTGTTTCTATTTGCTGGATCTCTCATTGCAGATCTAGCCATTCTCACAGTTGGCTTTGTATGATGTACACCTTGATATGTGGAAGATTGATCGATAAATTTTTTCATATCGTCATCTTCATCAATAGTAACTTCTTTTATCCCATATTCAGATCCATTATAAGCAGTTACCATATCTGCATTAATTTGTGGGAAGGTTGGAGTTGCAGTATTCGTAATAGAACCAGCAGATCCTTGAGATGCTTCTCCATATGTTTGGGATTGAGTTACTGTAGATGTTGTAGCGGTACCATCTAAATCACCGTGAAATGTTGGTGCTGTAACACCTTTTTGGAATACTGCTCCATTACCAGTATAATTTATTGCTTGGCCACCAATTTGTCCAGTACCACCCATTACCGAAAGTTTGTCACCTGATACAGTTGTGTTGGGCGATGACACATTAACATCAGTTTCAGAAGTAATGTCTACGTCACCGCTTGCAAAAAATCCGGCAGCACCATCAATGTTATGATTAAACTCGCCCTTAACATTATGCTCATGTCCTCCAAGATAAGTTTCAACTACGCTTTCAGTCACATAAGTTGCTTTATTACCAGTGATTTGAGTTGAGGATCCTCTTCCAATAATTTTATCTTCAGATCCAATAATCTTTTCAGATTTATTACCACGTGTTGTAAGGTTAAAGTCCAAACAATCAATATTAAATTCACCAGCAACTTTCATATCTAAATTGCCTTGATATTCTAATGTAGCATCTCCACCCACTACAATAGTCACATCAGATTTTATTACTTCTAGTTTACCTTTCATGGAAACTATTTTAACGCCTCCATCAGGCATTAGTTCTATACCACCACCTTCAGGATGTTTAATAACAACTCTTTTATTTTCAGGTGTATCATCTAATACAATTGTAATACCACCAGGAGTTTCATTCACTTGGATTTTATCTAATTGGGATTCAGAAGTTTGCTCTGGTTCAGATTGAACATTTTCAGACTGAACTGGCATTTCCAATTCAGTTCTTTCTTGGCCAAGTACTTCTTTATTTGTTGAAGGAGAATTAAAATACTTTGATCTTGGATTTTTACCAGAAGGATCTTCTAATCTAGCTTTCTTGTCAGCTAAAGGTATTTTTAATTTGCTAGGTGCGAATGCCATAATATTATCCTGTTTCCATAGAAGCTTTTCTAAAGTTTATTAATTGTTCTCTTGTAAGTGGATCTGAAGTACTAGGATTATATCCTGCTGCGTTTTGTTTACCAAACTTATTCTTTATAAATTTATTGACATCAAAATATGGTTGAGGCCCACCAATAATTTTACCAGCGCCAAAAACTTGTATTCCTGGTTTTACGTCGTATATTGCTCTTAATATAGTTTCAAGCTCTCTCATTTGAGCATCATTCGGATATTTATCAGCAGCAATATGAATTGCAATTGATCTTTGCCAATGCCCATTTTCAACAATTGTATTTGACATGTCTAATTCTAATGGTCTGCCTCTAATAGATCCACCAAAAATTGGAATATAAACATGTGGCTGGTAGCCAACATTTTCTTGTTCAACAAAGTATTCGTGCCAAGTTTGAATTGGTGTGAATATGTCACTAAACTCACTACCATGATCAAAGGCATAAATGATAACTTCAGTAACTTCTCTTTGAAGGTTTGCAATTTCATTTGAAAATGTCTTTGAATCTGAAATAGGTGTAAAGACTCCATTTGCATTTATATCAGTTGCGGCTTCTCTCCATACATTTTTAAACTGGTCAGTTTTAATAACTGGAATATTTAATGTAACCGGAGCTGGAGTATCTAATTGAGCCTTTGCAGTATTATCAATTGATTCCAGTGATGATCTTAATTCACTTTCGTCTAAATCAGAATATTTTTGTAGTATTCCAACTGCAGCATCTACATTTTTATTTACAGATACAGCTTCAGCAATTCTTCTTATATCTCTATCTGGTATACTTTGTTGAACGCCATTTAGTTTAGCCACAGACTGGATTGTATTTCGTGCTGGCCTAAAAATATCTTCAACTAAGTTTTCAATTAAAGAACCAAATCCTTGATTGATTTGTCTATTTACAGCATCTTGGCCTCGAGTAATAGTGTCTTCAATATTTTTGATAGTTGATTCAATAGTCGTTGAAAAAGGTAATACCGAACCAACAACCTCATCAATAATATCAGTATCAAAATCTTCAACATCTATATTTTGCTTTACAAGATTTTTAATTTGAGATGCATTATCAGTTGTAACTTTCTTTAACGATTTTGCAATAGCTTGCGGATGTGGTAAAACAATGGTAACATTTTTTTGTTTACTTGTTGTTCCTAGATCTTTACCAACTACTGTTTCCAAATCAGATTTTGATGAACTATTTACTGGTTTACTTAAACTAGCAGATGCTGATTTTTGTATTTTAGCGACACCTACTTTACCTTCAATATTTTTAGGTACTGATGTTTCTAATTGTGATATAACATCTGTCACGTCTTGTGCAAGGTTTTTTAAACCAGCTTTTGTTTCTCCAACAGCTTTATATAATTGAGTTTCAGCAGCCTTGGCTTGTTCTCTTGCTTTAAATGTTTCTGTTGTAATTTTTGTTTGATCAATATTACGTAGTAAGCCTCTAAAACCAGCTACAATTTGATCTAATTTATCTGCCATAATAACCTCTTAAATAGTCGCTGCTGATTGATCTCTACTATCATTATAAATTTTCAATGCTTTTCTAGCATTGTT